TAAAATTTATATTCAAACCTTTTTCGGTAATTCTCTTAATCGAGGTATCAATTAACTTCTGTGATTCTTCGGCATTAGGTGTGAAACCTCCACCTTTTTGTGCAAACAGATTATTAATACCACCAGTAATACCAGATGTTATTTTTCCAATAAAACCTGAAGCTGCATTTATCGCACCATTTTTAACTGCGTTTAATGCTTTACTTGGAATGTCTCCACCTGCTTTAATCGCATCAATTACACCTGCAGCGCCCACATTTGTAACATCACTTGTAAATTTTTCACTACCAACGAATCTTTTTGTTAATGAAGTTGTTTTTTGTTGGCGAACATAAAAAACAACATAGTGTGCTTTGTCATAATTACCAACATCAAGTGGATATCTTAATGTTGTTCTTTCAAATTCGCTTCCAACAAGTTTAGCTAAAGGTCCTCGTTTAGTTTGACCTTTGTCGAAAGAGATATCAGAGAATCCAAAAAGTGCCATATTTGTCCTGTAGGTTAGATAGATAATATTTATGTCATACAAAGGATGGTTTCGACCAAAAAACCCAAACAAATACAAAGGTAATGCGACCAACATTATCTACCGTTCCAATTGGGAACTAAGAGTAATGAAGTACCTAGACGATAACCCGGCAGTTATATGGTGGGCATCGGAAGAATTGCCGATACCTTATGTTTCGCCAGTTGATAACAGAGTGCATCGATATTTTCCAGATTTCATTGTCAGGACCAAACGGAAAGATGGCTCCGAGCAGACTTCGATAATAGAGGTGAAGCCGTATAAACAAACGATGATGCCAACGCAAAAACGCAAGACCCAACGATACCTGGCAGAAGTTGCCACCTATGCCGTAAATCAAGCAAAATGGAAAGCTGCCGATTTATTTTGCAAAGAACATGGATGGCATTTTCAGTTAGTCACCGAAAAAGAGTTGGGACTTTGAGATAAATAACCTAATGGCGACACTAATTGACAGAATTCAAGCATCATTGGCGAAAGAAGGACTTACGCCAAGGACAAATGCAGCCAGAGATTGGCTAAAAAAGAAAGTAAATGATTTGAGACCTTCACCCGCATCAATAATGAGGGACAAAGAAAGACTTCGTGATAAGTCATTTATTGGTCGCATGTATTTTTATTTGTATGATCCAAAGCACAAAGATACGCTGCCATACTACGACAGGTTCCCATTGGTTATTCCAATAGAACGCTACCCAGACGGTTTTTTAGGGTTGAACTTGCATTACATTCACCCAAAGCATCGTATCATCCTTTTGGACAAATTAAGTGAAGCGGCAAACAATTCTAAATTTGATGAAACAACTAGATTAAAAATTAGTTATCATTATTTACAGAGAGCATCAAAAATATTTGAGGCACAACCTTGCATTAAAAGATATCTGTTCAACCACATTGATTCTCGGTTCTTAGAAATTACAGCCGATGAGTGGGATATTGCCGCATTGTTGCCCGCAGAAAACTTTGTTGGTGCAAACACAAGTAAAGTTTACTACGATTCACGGAAAAAATTCTAATGTCATTTTCACCAAACTTATTCTTATCTAATGTAAGAGCAAAAGATGGTTTAGCTAAGCCTTCTCGTTTTGAAGTTATCTTGCCTATTCCACCTTATATCAATCAATTTGTAGGAAATTCAATTATTGAAAAGATTTTGAATTTTCCAAACTCTGTGTTTACAGATGTTTCAAATGCAATTGGTTCTGCATTTGGTCGAACTGGAGGAAGTGACGAACAATCTACAAGTGCCAATTCAGGTATGAGCCGTTATTTAGCACTTCAATGTGAAAGTGCGGAACTACCAGGCAAAACATTACAAACTGCTGATGTTAAAATTTATGGTCCTATTTTTAAAGTGCCATACAATGTGCAATATGCAGATACTACTTTGACATTTATATGCACAAACGAATTCTATGAAAGAAAACTGTTTGACCGTTGGATGGAAGCAATCATACCTTCTGACACAAATAATTTAAGATATCCTAAAGGTTTACAATCAAGGTATCTAACAAATATCAAAATCATTCAATACGATGATTTTATCAAACAAATTTATGCAGTAGAATTGATGGATGCATTTCCAATTGGAATTGCACCGCAAGCTTTGAGTTGGAGTGAAGATGGTTTTCATCGTCTTTCGATTCAGTTTGCCTATCAAAGATACAGACCAATCTATCAGGGAACTTACGACCTTGCAGCTGCTGCAACTGCGCTCTTTGGTTCTGGTCTGTCGAGAATTTTACCATTAGGTCGTGCTCTTTAATTAATCAAGCGAGGATATTATGTTACCAAAAATCGATGTACCAATTTATACTGTGAACCTGCTCTCAACAGGTAAGCCAGTTCGCTTTCGCCCGTTTCTGGTGAAAGAACAAAAACTATTCCTAATGGCATCAGAATCAGATGACCAAAAAGAAACAATTGAAGTCATTCGTCAAGTGTTGAAAAATTGTATCTTAGACGAAGTTGATATCAATAACATTCCTACTTTTGACCTTGAGTTCCTGTTTATGAATCTCAGAGCAAGGTCGGTAGAAGAAGTTGTTGAATTAAAATACAAATGTAATAATGTCACAAAAGATGAAAAGGGTGAGGACAAAACTTGTAGTGGTTCTGTTGATTTCAAATTGAATCTTTTAGAAATTCATCCTACTAAATCAGAGAATCACACAAACAAAATTCAACTTACCGAAAATCTTGGTGTTTGTTTAAGATATCCAACTTTTGAAATGATTCAGAAGTATGAAACAATGGATGAAAAAGATATTATGATGACGATTTTGATTGATTGTATTGATTATATCTACGATAAAGATAGTGTGTATTATGCAAAAGATACCGCTAGACAAGAATTGGAAGAATTTGTAGATAGTTTACAACAATCACATTTAGAAAAAATTAAGGTGTTTTTCGATACAATGCCTGAAATTAAAAAAGAGGTACATTTTAAATGTCCGAAGTGTAGTTATGAAGAAGATATTACAATTCGAGGACTGCAAAATTTTTTCGCCTAACTTTTCGTTATGATAGCCTAAGCAATTACTTTCAGACGAACTTTGCTTTGATGCAATATCACAAGTATAGTTTGACTGAGCTTGAAAACATGTTGCCTTGGGAGAGAAACATCTACTTAGCATTATTGATTAAACACCTTGAAGAAGAAAAACAAAGAATCGAATTACAGAAACAAACGAGAAAACGATAGATGGCACTAAAAGACTACTCTAGTAAAACCAAAAGAACGAAAGAAGAATCGACTGCAAGAGATAAAGTCGTTGGTAGTTTTTTTGGTGGTAAAGATATTTTCTCTACATTCATTCGTTCTAAATTTTCAAAAACTGAAGATAAAAAATCAGTAAAAGAAAAATCTTCTTCACCAACAAAAGAAGGTGAATCTGCATCAATTAGCCAAGATAGTTTAGTTTTTCTTAAAATTATCGCTCAAAATTCCATTTCATTACCTGGAATGGCGAGAGATGTGAATGTGCTTCGTCAGAATGTGGTTAAGTTGGTTAAGTTAAAAGCCAAAACTACATCGACAAAAGCCGATAGTTTCTTTAAGACAGAGGACCAAAGAGAATCAGAATTAGAAGCAACCAGAAGAAAACAAGAAGCAAAAGTTTCTTTAGTTGAAAAAGGCGGCAAACCAAAACCGGCAGGAAAAGAAAACGAAGCCGAAAGTGGCGGAATGTTAAGTGCCATTTGGAGTTCAGTTAAAAAATTAGGTAGTCTAATCTTTTTTGGATTAATGGCCGCCATTGGTTCTGCAATTGTGATTGGTGATGATATTGTCACATTCTTCAAAGAGAAATTCAAACCTATGGAATTGATTGAAAGTTTCTTCAATTCTATCAAAGAAGGTTGGACAAAAATTACTGAAACTGATATTGTAAAAGAAACTCTAATTAAAGGTATTGGTGGTTTCTTAGACTTTGTTACAGGTGGTTTGTTTGGAGAAAAAGAACTTAGAACAAATTTAGATAAACTGTCTGAAGAATTAAAGCCAGTTATCACATTTTTTACTGAAATGTTTGATAAGGTCGCAAACTGGATGGCAGAAAACATTGGTTGGGATAAATTTACTATTCCATTATCAAAGTATTCTTTTACATTACCACTTTCAAAATATACTTCTTTATTACCAGAAGCACTACAATTAAAAGACCAAAAAGTCGGTTTGCCCGATATTACAGTTCCTGGTTTTAGACCATTCTCACAGAGAACTAAGGTTGCACCTCCACCGCCTGCCGCACCATCACCTTCAGCATCAACAACATCACCAACACCCGCATCTACAACACCTGAAGAAGATGCTAATGAACTTCAAAGGTTAAAAAATAGAAGTCCTCAACAAGAAGATAGAAAACAAGTTGATGGTGATATTAAAACAAAATCCGATGCATTAAATTTATTAGAAAAATTTGGTGTAAAACAAGATAGTCAATCTCCTTCGGGATTTTCTGATGTAAATGGAAAACCAATTGAAGAACCTATTCTTCGTTCTGAACTAACAAGACAAGGTGTTGATGCCGAAAGAATTATCAATTTGGTTAAGACTTCTCCAACACCGGAAGCAAAAGATACGATTGCTAAAAACTTAAATGTTACAATTCCCGGGCAAACTCCAACTAGCAGCGGAGGCACTTTAAATAGTAGTTCATTACCCTCAGCGGATAGTTTAGGTGGAGCAAACCAACAATCATCACCATCACAATCATCACCAAGTAGTCCAAGTGCAGACACAATGCAACCAAAAACTTCTGGTTCTTCTTTAGGTCAATTATCTTCAGATGTTGCAGAAGGACAAAGAATGGATTCTGCACCTGATATTGGTAATGTGGTCAACACATCTACCGTAAACAATAATAAAGGAACTTTAGGTGGCGGTGATTCAAAAATTGCTGATGCTTATAACAGTTCTTTTATTGATTCTTATTTCAAAACCGCTTAATATAAAATGACTTCCAGCGAACTTGGCTTAGACATTAAGAAAACTCTTTTATCTAAAACAACTTTAGGTAAAGTTTCTGGTGTTGACAAGACATTACAAAAAGCGGCAAAAAATTACCTTCTTCTAGGTAAGATATCACACAACCTTAATTTAATTAATCAAAACATCATCAATTTGGTGAGAGCGTTTGGTATTGAGGCGAGAGAAAAAGAAGATGCACATTTCTTAAAAGAAAATGAAAGAGAAATTAACTTTCGTGTTCGCCGTGAAAAATACATTGAATCAAAAGTGAAAAAAGTTGACCCTGATGGAGACTCATCTGGTGGTTCTGGTATTCTTGGATGGTTTGTAAGAAAAAGAATCAAAAAGTTTGTTAAAAAAATTGCAACAAGAGTGATGTTAAAACTTCGCAAGAATCAATATTTTAAATCGCTTGTAAAACTAATAAACAAATTTAAAAGACAAATAAGAGACTTTTTTAAAAAATTAGACTTTAAAAAAATTATTGTTGAATGGTGGAGAGAAAAAGGAAAACCATTTGTCAAAGGTTTATTAGAAAAAGGATTTGAATTACTTAAAAAGTTAGGACCACTTTTTAAACGAGCACTTCCCCGTTTAACTGCCCGTTTAGCAACAATCATGGCCAGTTCGGCCGCAACAGGACCTTTTGCTCCTATAGTTGCAATTGTTGTTACTGCGGGATTTGTTTTATATGATGGTATTATGGGAGCGATTGAAGAAGTTGCTTTAGGTGGAAATGGTTTTGTTGGATTCTTTTCTGGCATCTTAGAGGGTATAACTTTTGGTATATTTGACCGAAAATTAATTGCCGATAAAATGTATCAAGTAGGAAATTTCTTTAAAAAAGTTTATGTTAAAATTAGAGAGGTTGTAAAACTATCTATTGATTTTATTGTTAAAAAATTTGACGATATCATTAAACCAATTTTTGAAGATTCGAAGAAAAAATTTGATACTTCAGGTAAAGAAAAAGAATACGAAAAAATTGTTGAAGAAGAATTATTAAATTATGAAAAAGAACAGAAGGCTATTGAAGAAGCGTTAAAAAAAGAAACCGCTTATGTTACTGAGCTCGCTAATAATAACAGAAAAAAGTTTGAAGTTAAACGCCGATTAATTGATGAGATTAATACATTACAAAACGAAGAAAACGAAGCAGAACAAAAAATAGCCGCAGCAGAAGGAAGAAAACCTCCCGAAAAAGTTCCTACTTTACCGAAAGCGGAAAGAAAAGATAGATTTCCTGTTAAGCCGGCAAAACCAGAAGAACCTCCAAAGCCTGCACCTACGCCGCCAGTTAAGCCTCCGGTTAAGCCGCCAGTTAAGCCGCCGGCACCTCCAGTTAAACCACCTGTTAAACCTACTGAACCTGTTCAACCACAAAAACCAACTAGAGAAAAAGATGGTGACATGTTGGATCGTGCTAGGGGGTTAGTTAAAGAATTAATTAGACTTGGTGTAAAAAATAAACATGCATTAAAAGGTATTTTACTAACCTCCGCAAAAGAATCTGGAATTAACCCTTCTTCTTCAGAAATGGGTGCAAAAGGTTATTTAAAACAATCGCAAGACCTGAGAAGAATATACAAATACGGTAAGAAAGAAGGGTTAACTGGACCAGAGAGAATTAGAGAAGTATTTCCACAATTAAAAACCGCAGATGGTGGTAAATACATGAATGATGCTGAATTGCCAAAATTGTTTATGGATGATATAAACTTTTATGATTTGGCATATGGGCATTTATCTTCATCTGGTCGAAAAATGGGAAATACCGAACCAGGTGATGGTTTCAAATATAGAGGTCGTTCTTATGTCCAAATAACATATAAAAACACTTATAAAAAAATTGGAGATGTAATCAAACAACCTTTGGTGAGCAACCCAGAGTTATTAGAATCCAATCCTGTAATTTCTGCTGAAGCAACATTGGTTTATTTGGCATCTTCATTAGGACAAGGAAATGTTAATCGTGGTATAGAAAGAATGAATGCTTTCACCAGTGATGAAGAAGCATTAAAATTTATTATTTTAAATGTGGCCAGAGGTAGTGCAGGTCTTAATGCTACACATGAATACCTTAAAACGGCGAACTATGAAGAACAAATTACTCAAGCTAAAAAGAAAGGTTCATTGGTTGCTGAAATGGCAACTAAAGATGTGGGTATTGGTGGTGAAGGGACTGGACCACTATCAAATTCATTCGTTGCGACTGAACCAGAAACAGGTAAAAAAATAATTTATGATTCAAAAGAAATGTTTTTGGGACATCGTGAACAAAAGAAACCTACCAATGTTGATGTAGTAAACATCACGCAAACAGAAAACACAAAATTGTTCAAAAAAACGGCAAAAGCAGAACTTAAAAAATATGATAGTGTAGATATACTGTTAAGTAGAGTGGTATGATAAAAGACATTTTTGGAAAAGTATTTACTCAAAAAATACTAAAAAAAGACAATGAACTTTCTAAAGTTCAATTGGAAAAGAATCGTCTTAATTCCGAAGGGTCTTTAAAAGTTATTGCTAAGATGGGTTTGTCTTTTAAATCTATTGCACAAGAATTCAAAAAAATCAGTAAAGGTTTTTCCGATTTAGTTAAACTTGAAGGAGGAAAACCATCAGAAGCGGGCATTTTAGGTAAAGATATTGCCGATGCAAGAGCAAACCAACAATTGTTTGTGAGAATACCCAAAAAACAAGATGAAAGTATCGAACAAAAAGAAGAAGGTTTTTCTTTTAAAAAATTTACAGATTTACTATTTAACTTGTTACTTGCCGCAGTAGGTAGTACCATTATAGCAGTTTCAGATATTGGAACTTTTATTTCAAATACCTTTGAAAAAGTAAAAACTGGTTTCATCAATTTTAAAGATTTTGTGGTAACTTTCGATTGGTATGATTATTTTAAAACTGGTTCGATAGAATTTTTACATTTGGTTTCTCTTGGTCTTGTAAGTAGAGAAAAAGCCGCAGAAGTTTTCGATACACTCGGTTCAGCAACAAGAAATATTATTGATGGTATTGCAAATTTTATTTCAGAAGCAAAGTCGGTTCTTGTTGAAGAAACGATTTCAATAAGAGAATGGTTAGCATTAGATGTTTTCGGTATTGATGTTTATGAAGTTCAAACTAGAGGTGATAGAAAACAAAGAGATGATTATATCCAAAATTTAAAAGAAGATGGTTCAAAATTGGATAGTGAAATACAAGACCTGAATGTAAAAAAAGAAACTCTTGTAAAAAGAAGAACGATTTGGAAAGAAAAAATAAAAAAAGTTAATTGGGAAAGAACCGATTTAACACAAGAAGCGGCAATATATGACCCAATTACAGGCGTTCTAATATCTGGTGTAGAAAAAGATGAAAGGGGTCTTGGTGGTATCGAAAGAAAACCAACACCTGCACCAGTAGTTGCCGCACCATCACCTTCTCCGGCTCCAGCGCCCGCACCTGCCCCAGCACCTACCCCAGCACCTGCACCTAAGACCGATTCATCGGCACCAAAGAAAGACAAATCACCTACTTCTGGTGATGAAAAAATGACCTATCCAACTACAAAAGGTCAGGCGGTTGTTACATCAAAATATGGCATGAGACATATTGATGGTGTTGGATTACACCTTCATGGTGGTATTGACTATGCGGGTGTGCCTGAACACTCACCAATTCAAATTTTAACTTCTGCAAAAGTTGTTAAAGCAGGTAAAGTTAGTTCACTAACAAGTGGTTATGGAAACATGATTGACCTGAATGTAAACGGAGAAATTCTCCGATTTGGTCACTTGAGTAAAATGTTTGTTAAAGAAGGTGAAGATGTAGAAAAGGGTAAAATAATTGGTCTTATGGGTAACACAGGCCAAAGTTATGGTGCTCACTTACACTTCGAACACCGCAGTAAATCTTCTTTCATGGACTCAGCAACTGCAACATTCGACCCATTGAAAACTGGCGCACCATCTTTAATTGCAATTGGTGACAAACCTGTTCGTTTGGTTGCAGACCAAAATTATAGTGCCTTCAGAAAAGAAGTTGCAGGTTTGGATTCACAATCATCCAAAATTGCACAATTATACCGTGAACAAGGTAGAGTATCAAACCCTGTTGTTGCTAATGTGCAAAAAGTAAACAACATGGTTGTTGAAAAAAGTTAAAAACCCGGCGCAAGGCCGGGTTGGAAGAAAGAGATTAATTACTTAATCTTGTTCTGCAAGAGATTTGAAATAGTCCAAATCTTCATCATCACCAATCGATTTATCAATCATGGACACATCTTCATCTTTAATTGAAGAAACAACTGAATCAACTGCTTTGGTCTTTGTTGCAGAGGCAGTACCATCAAAACCAAGAACTTTGTCGAGGCGTGATTTCAACTGTTCATAAGGTTTAAATTGTTTCTTTTCAGCAAACTCTTTAATACCATGTTCTGATTTCCAAAGTGCTTCAAGTTTTTCATCATTACCATCAAAAAGTGCAGATACTTCCGCAAACTCTGATTTATCATAATTACGATAACCTTCAACATTACGAATCTTCAACTTGAAGTTGGCACCTTCCCACATATCAAA